CTCCCGACCAGCTCGTGTGACGCTTGAACGAGTGGCGGTGAGCGTCTCGTCGCAGATTTCGCGCACGCTTTCGCGCTGGTTTAGGACTGCATTGCGCCCGTACCGTGCGCGCGTGACTGCCATGTGTAGGAGGTAGTTAGCCACCATTTCCGCGTCTCCAGCGCGCAATTGGATGACGTCGTGAGGATCTTCTTTATCCTCTCTGACCATCGCTCGGCTGTTGATTTCGTTTTTGGCATAAGAGGTGATCGTGGAGCATAGAACACTGATCAATTTTTGATGATCGGCGTCGCTCCGGCTCACGACCTCAGAACCAGATAACAACGCCTCGCACTTGGCAATCACCTCGATGGGCATGCGAATCCAATCTGAGACGATTGCCCTCCCTTCTCTGTCAAATTGGTGGACGAAGGGGCTACGCATGCAATAACGATCCGCGGCAGCCAACCTCGGGATCCAGTTCATGGGGAGCAAACCATTGAGCCAATTGTCTGCAGCTCGTCGGAGGTCATTGGGCCCATCGAAAGGGAAATTACCCGGATCCCTGGTCATGAGCCGCATTCCAGGCAGTTGGGACTTGGAGTCGCACTCGTTGCCGGCAGCGCTGGGCCCAGCCCAAAATGGCTCATTATGTTTGGGATGTTCCGAGCAGAAAGGGATGTCGCGAAACTCCCCGCGATGGAGTGCGACATAACGCGCCTCGGCCCTTTCGGTGTACGAATATCCGGAGACCGGCATGGCTATGGCCTGCCAGTTGGTGTGGCCGCTGTTGAATTGAGCGATAAGAGCGTAGACGGTGTCTTCGTTTTGTTCGACACCACCCGTCGTGTTCGGTCCACGACAATTCCCACATCCGGCGAGCCGTCGCGTGTCAGCGTCGGCAGCGATCCGTTCGGCGTGCGGGCAGTCGCACACGCGGCGATCCGGCCACCGGCACAAATAATCCTCTGCTTGCGCGCGTAGTGCCGGATGTATGCGTCGGTCTCGGGGGAGATTGAACCCGCTGATATCACAATAACATCTGCCTTCGTTGTAGCGGACTCCAGCAATGGCAGCCTCTTCTCTTCCCATCGCACAGTTGACACAACGTGGTCCCATGAAGGGGTATACTCCGATGTAACAACCGAGGCGCATTTCGCGAGTGAGTAGCCCGTCTTGCATTAATACGAATGGCACCGCGCGTGGGGCTTCGTCTTCGTCCGGAGTTGGCGGAGGTAGAGGGATGAGCCCGGCGGCCGCGGCAATAGACGGGTCATCCGAAACGCAGCAGGGTGCCATCGTTTTGTGAGACTTGGGAAGAGTCGTACAGTTGGATGCGCCCATGGGGGGCGGGGGCGCAATTTGAGGCTTTGGTCGAATGTTGGGCGGCGCTGTTGGGTGAGAAGGGATCTCCGCCGGTCGCGGGGCGGGGGGAGGTTTGGGTGTCTCACTTTGAGCGGGGGGAGCAGATTGGGTGTCTGTATTGACCTCGGGCTGGGGAAGGGAGATGGCCGGTTTTGCGACTCGTCCGTGGGAATGACGCATGTATGGGTCATTGAGGTTGGCGAGCTTGACTGCCTTGCGAAATTTCTCGAC